GCTGCCACGTTCGATCAGCCGCGCACCCAGGGCGACCATCTGGCGCTCCTTGGAGTCCATGGCCTCCTTGACCATGGTGTTGGGCTGGGCCTGCAGGATGCCGGCGGAGCCGTTCGCTGGCAGCGGCAGGATGGCGCGGGAGCCGAAGTAGATACCCTTCTTCTCCAGCAGTTCGACCCACTGCTCGTCCAAGCCAGCCATGAAGACCTGAGGCTGGCCCATCAGGTAGGCGGCGTCCTCGTAGTCGGCGCTGTTGTGGTAGTGACCGAGGTTCAGCTCGGCGAGGTCGTACAGCGGCGCCTCGTCGACGGTGACGTCGTTGTTTTCGGCACCGACGAAGGTACCGGGGATTCGATCCCAGGGCTTGCCGTTCGAACGCAGCGGAGTGACAGCGCCGGAGCTTTCCCAGCCGCCACTGGTCTGCCGCCACAGGGTGACGGTGTAGATGCCGTCGATGACTTCCAGCACGCGGTACTGCTCGACCTCGTTGTAGCCGAAGCCATCGCGCTCCTTCAGGCACTCGCGAATGACCACCAGCGAGAGGATGTGCTCCGCGCCGACCTTCTGGACATCCCAGTTGATCACGTCCTGAGCGTCATAGGCGGTCAGGGTGGAGCGAATGCGGCCCGAGACTTGGTCCGCGCGACTGGCGCCGCCCTGAACCGCCGGGTAGTCGGCGAGTAGGAACGCACGGCCCGACTCCAGGACCTGGCCCAGCACCGATTGCGACTGCTGGTAGATGCTGTTTCCTGCGCCGTCGATGTCCTTCGCCACGTACTGCAGCAGACCGGGCACGTTCAACGTCGGCACCACGCGAAACACGGCGCCGATCAGGCCCTTCTTCGTGCCGCCGGTGGCGTTGAAGAAGACTGCGCGCTGGACATAGGCCTTGTAACGGGCCTTGTTCTGCTCGGATTCATCGGTCGCGTTCGGCTTCGGCAGGTACGTCTCTTTCTTCGCCTTGACGCACTCGGAGCCGGCACAGATGTCGCGCACCATAGGCCAACGCCAGCGCATGGCGGCCAGGTACTCTGGGCGCTGATAGGTGACGTCGTGGGCCATTAGTGTGCAAATCCGATGCCGATGGTCTTCGTAGGTTTGGCCAGCGGCCACTCAACGTCGACGCAGTAGCCGATGGCGGTGGTGATGTGCTGGTACTGGTTCTTCTGGTCTTCCTGGAAGGTTGACCCATCTTGTAGCTGGACGGTGGCCAGGCCCTTGTCGCACCACTTCGCGGTGTGCGGATTGACGAAGAGGCTGATGGTGCCGTCGGCGGTCTTGATCTTGGCCCGGACCGCGTTCTGGCGGTCCTTGATGGCCGGGTGCGCCGGCTTCACCTTGCGGGTGAAGGTCCAGCCATGCGCCTTCAGCACGCCCTCGATGTCGGTGTAGTCGGAGGCGTGACCATGCTTCTCGCCGGCCTGACCCGCCGGGTCGCCGTAGATCAGCACGTGCTTGTTCTTGTGATCCTTGAACTTGTCGACGAACTCCAGTGCCGACTGCTTCGAAACCGCGCTGGTGAGCACGATCTCATCCAGCAGGTACAGGTCCTTGCCGCCGTTGCGCCGGACCCCGACCGCCGAGGACAGCGGGGTGAAGTTCTGGTCGTGCATCCACAGCAGCTGCTCGTGCGGCTCGATTGTCGCCGTGGTGTGGTTGGCCTTGCTGTAGTCCTCGTAGATCCGGCCGCCGGCCGTTTCGAACGAAGCTTCGAACTCCTGCTTGAACTGCTTGGCCGACATCGAGTGCTTCATCGCCGCGATCACATCGGGCGGCAGGATCTCGGCCGACTTCCAGTGGTAGACCTTGAAGCTGGGGTCGCCACCGGCCTCGGCGCGCATGCAGAGGTCGTAGTAGTGGTTCAGGCCATCGGGCACCCCGAGCAGCCAGCACCAGGCCCGATAATCCGGGTCGGTGGGGTTCACCGTGTTCAGCGCCGGGAGGATGTTGGCCTCCCAGGCGTCCGATTTCACGTCGGCGAACTCGTCAATCAAGCCGCCTTTCCACGGGATACCTTCGATCCGCTGCGGCTTGTCCAGGCCGATGACGTGAATCTCGCTGCCATTGGGCAGGAAGATGATCAGGTCCGATTCACTGGGCCGCTTGTCATGCAGGCACGACAGGGTGAAGGCCTTCAGGTCATCCCAAAAGATCTTCTTGGCCTGGGCATGCGTGGGCGCGGCAGCGAAGTACTGCCCGACGACCGCATTGGCCTGCTTCACCAGGAAGCGCTTGGCGCGTTCGGTCTTACCGCTCCGGCGACCAGCAGGCACCAGGGGGAAGCGGATGCCGCTCGGCACCGCATCGACCAGGGCGAGCTGGACCGCGTGATCCTTGAGCGGGTACCAGCGGGCCAACTGCCGATCCAGCAGGAGGTTGCCGCTGCTCAATTGGGCAGCCCGTCGATCAGCTTGCGGAGCAGGCTGGCAGTATCGCCGCCACCCTCCTTCGCCTTGGCCATCATCTCGGCGCGCTTCGCCTCGAGGTCACCGATCCGCCCGAGCAGGCGGTTGATGATGTCCTCATAGCCGCGGCGCCGACGCTGAACCGTGGTTGTTTGCCGGGGCTGCTCGCCGGAACCGTCCTCGTCGCCCTCAGATACGGCCGGCATCAGCGTGTTGACGCTCTCCAGGTCGAGGTCCAGTCCGTCGCCCGCCTCGGCCTTGGCTTGGGCCATCAGCGCCCGACGGAGCTGCAGCTTGGCGATGCGGATGTCGTCGTCCAGGGAGCCGATGTTGATCTCGTCCCACAGGCCCTGCTCATCAGCAGTAAGCGTGTCCGAGTAGATGCCATGCTTGCGGGCGTTCTGGTTGCCCGCAGGCGCACCTGGGCTCGCCCCACCGTGCTTTCTGCATCGGCCATTGGGCATCGCATGTGCCTTGCAAGGTTGGCCGCTGCGGGTTTTAGCGCCGCATTCGGCCATCTCGACCTCACAGGGTTACATGGGGTTGTTTCTCGAATCGGGGTACTCTTGCCGATCAGACATCAACAGGAGGTTGAAATCGCTATGACCTATGCCGTTCAAAGGCGCCCGGTGGTCTTCTTCCAGAATGATCGCCAAGGGCAGCGAGTTGGCGACCCCATACCTGGCTTTGAATGGGACGTTGTAGACGTCGTCTCCGGCCAGCGAGTAGGAGACCCGTACCATCAAGAAGAAAGGGCTCAGGCAGCCTGCGATCAATTGAATAGGAGCATCCAATGAGCCAAAGATACTCAGTGAAACGCAGAATCTCTGTCGAAATTGGCGGCGTAAGCAATGGACTTAGAACATCTACGTCCTCACCGCCGGGCTTTGATATTTACGATCACGACGAAGAAGTGCGGCTTCCTGAAATCTACCGGACGCAGACTGAAGCCGAAGCAGAATGCGAGCGATACAACAATCAAGTTAGCCGCTTAGTTCTCAAGTCCTGGAACAGGTTGCAGCTTCAGCAGATCGGCGCGCTCTCGTTCGACGCGGAAAACCGAGAAGTCTTCGTTGGTTTGAGTCGTGAGGAGTCGGAACTGTATGTGAAACTCTCGGCACACACGCCAACCGACGAGTTCATTGAGCTGGACAGACTGCACCGAACCGCTCGAACTGGTTTTGAGGGCTAACCAAGCCTCTTCCAAAAAGCGCCGCCCTGACCGGCGGCGTTCCTCATTCCTCCAGTCACTTGCTCACCATCTCGCTCGCCAAGTGTTGGGCTACTTCCAGCGAGGGCTGCGGGTTGTGCGACATCAACGCAGCGACGATGCGGTCGCAAGCTTCCTTGGAGTCGACCGTGATCACGACATCGCCAGCAGGCGTGCAGGGCATTGGGCGATAGCGCATAACAGACCAGGGGCCGCCAATGTTCTCGAACATGCCACAGGGCCAGCGGTAGAAAGAATCGGCCATCTCAGCCCTCGCGCTCCACGCTCCGGAAGTTCTGATCGACGATAGCGGCCTTCATGAACTCCAGCTGCCCGACCAGAAGCCCAGCCGGAGCACCGGCATCTGTCGCCTTATCGATGGCATCCCACAGCTCTTGCTGCAGGCGCTCGATGGTGTGGCGAAGGGCTGGGGTCAGTCCGTTATCTGCCAGGCCGACGACGTTGCTCACTTGCACACCTCGCGAATGTGGCTCTGCAGCCCCTTCACCTTGGCTTCGAGTCGCTGGATGCCGGCTCGGAGATCTGCAACACGCTGTCCATCAGCGGGATCAAGCTCGGCTCTTCCTGCATCAACGCTGCTGGAGGGGCCGGGATTCGACACTGGGCACTTGGCGTTGACGTACACGCGGTACTTGCCAGTGCGAATGCCATCAGCAAGGCGGTCGTGCTCAGCCTGGACATTGCCAAGGGCCTCCTGAAGCTGGTGGTCGACGCTGTCGCGGGCCTGGAGGGCGCGGTCGAAGAACTCGGCATCTGCCTGGAGCTGGGCAACTTGCCCTTCAGCAGCAGCCAACGCCTCACCCTTCTCGTCCAGCAGCAAAGCGCAGATGGCCAGACCCAGGGCGAGAACAGCACAGAGCCCGGCGAGGATACGGATCACGGCACATCCTTGAAGAACCGGTGATTGCCGATGGTGACAGTGGGCTTGGCGCCCTTCACCCAGGCCGGAGGAGTCTTCATGCTCTTGGCGTAGTAGTGGGTAGCGCCGGCGGTGGGATCGGGCTCGTGGCCTTCCACGGCTGCGACAGCGGCCTCACGGGCGCGCATGTACTCGCCGCTCGGAATCGGTTTGCCGCCACGTAGGTACACGGAATTCAGGTCGTTGCCGTTCCAGCAGCTGAACTGCCAGGGCTTCTGGCACACGCCGATTATCGACTTGCCCATCCAGCCATTGAGCTTGACCCGATTGAGGACCACGTGGGCGACGGCAACCATGCCGCCGAATCCCTCGCCGCGAGCCTCACCGAACAGCGTTTTGGCGAGGATATCGAGCTCGGCGTCAGTAGCTTTCATGTCAGGTACCAGTAGATCAAGCTGCCGACGATGCCGACCGCGAAGCAGAAGAAGCCCGTGCCCCAGCGGATGTAGGCGACGAGCACGTCATTGGTGGTGAAGGACAGCCGCCAGAAGATGAAGCCCAGCAGGAACAGAGCCAGCAGCAGCGCATGAACGACCACGGCAACCTCCTCACTTGAAGACGGCAGCTCGAACCACACCCATCAGGTCTTGCAGCATCTTGATGAAGCTCTGCCCCGACTTTCGGTACTCGGCATAGGCGAAGAAGCCGCGAATCAGGACCCATCCGGGGAGCCCGCAGGCGAACACCAGGCCGAGCAGTGCGCACAGGCCAAATAGGTCATCAGCCCAGGTCATCAGCCCGAAGCCCTTGATCACGGCGGCGCCGCCACCAATCGAGGCAATCAGGGTGCAGATCAGGGCGACCACGAAC